GAAGCCGAAATCACCGGCGCCACCACCAAGCAGAGCGCGAACAACCTGCTGACCCTGGGCGACACTGCTGCGCTGAAGGCTGGCCGCGATTTGTATGCGGGCGTTCGCGTGGGCATCAAGGCTGCGCCGAACCTGCTGATCTATGCCAAGGGTGGTTACACCAACGCACGGGTCACGCTGACCTATAACGACAATGCCGGATTCACATTCAAGGAAGGTGACAACCTCGATGGCTACCGCCTTGGCGCGGGCGTCCAGTACCAGATGGGTCGCCTCGGCCTGCGCGCTGAATATCGCTATTCGGACTACGGCGAATATTCGTACAACGGTTTCGCCACCGGCCTGGAGGCTCGCCGCCAGCAGGTTGTTGTGGCTGTGACCAGCAAGTTCTGATCTGAGATCAGTCTGTGAAACGGGCCGGGGCGCGCACGCGCTCCGGCCCCTTTTTGTGCGCGCGCGGACTGCAATTCAATCCCGCAGCCACTCCATCGCCTGCGTCTCGATCGCCTCGATATCCGCTGGGGCGAAGTCCAGCAGCGGGCGCGCGGGGTAGCGGACTTCGATCGAATTGGGGATGCGCGGGTCCACGGGGGCGGTCAGGCCATAATGATGCACTTCCGCCGTGCCGGCGACCAGCGGGCGGAAGCCGACCTCGATCTCGTCCGGCTGTGTCCTGACGCGCAGGTTGCGGGCCAGCGCCGTTTTGGGAAACATGCGGCCTTTGCGCTTGCGCAGCCGCCCGCGCTTGTCCCGCTTTGGCTTGCGCGGTTCCATCGGCGTGCCGTCCGGCGTCACATTATCGCGGATGCGGGCAGCGTTGGCATCGCGCAGCGTTTTGCCCAGTGCGCGGGTGAGCGCGGTGCGTTCCGTCGGCGTGAACTTTGCCAGAAAGCCGCCCAGCCAGGGGGCGAGATGATCGAGCCCTTCGGCCATCAGGCCGCCGGGGCCAGCTGCACGCCGCGATGCCAGATGGACTGGATGGGACCGGCGCCGGGGCGCAGCGGTTCCCCGTCAGGATCGCGCGGGGAAGGTTCTTCCACCACCGCCAGCTGCCACGCGCCAGCGGGCGACGGGGCGGGCGCAGGTGTTGCGCGCACGCATTCGTCCAGTTTCAGCACCATCTGCACGTCAAAGGTCTTGTCATCCAGAATATCGACCTCGAACGCGAAGCCGTCTCCGGAACCGCCGCCCAGCAGATCCGGCTGCTGCGCCCGCAGCCATTCGGTGACGATGAAGAACGGCACGGCGGGATCGCCGACAAAGCCTTTCAACAGCACGGTCAGTTCGTATTCCCAGGCGAAGCCATGGCTGCCAAGGCGCGAACGCACGCGGCCCTTTTCAACCCACATGGCAAGCCGGTCCGGATCGCGATCCAGTTCGGGCATCAGCGCCACCAGCGCGGCGCGCAGGGCGGCGGGCTTCTTCATTCCGGCGCCCGCCCGGTCTCCTGCCGATCATGCGCGACGATGTGCAGGTGGTGCCGGAAAGCAAAGCCGAGCGCCACGCTGGCGCCAAGGCCGCTGGCGATGGACACCAGCGCGATCAGCCATTCCCATTCAGCCATGGCGGTTCTCCTTTCCCGCGCCATCGGTCAGCAGGGCAAGCCGTTTGCGGAAGAGCAGGGTGGCGCCGTCCAGCAACAAGGGAAAGCCGACAAAGCCCTGCGCCATGGCCAGCAGCACGGCGCCGACCGGGTTCAGATGCTGATAACTGACCAGCACCACGGACAGCGTGGCAAAGGCGGGCAGGGCGGACAGTTCCGCCACCGCGACATAGCGGCGGCGGCGGCGCCAGTGCGCGGCCAGCACCGGATCATCGGGCAGATCGGCGGCGGCGCCGTAAAGCTTCAGCCCCAGCTTTGCGACGACGACGCTGGTCGCGGAAAACAGGCTGGCCAGCCACCAGAAGAAGAAGTCGGTCCAGTCGTTCGGATCGGTGCCCATTGTCAGTCCCACAAGTTCACGGTTTCAAGCGCCGCCACCGATGCCGTGGCGGGGCGATCTGGCAGGATGACGGTTGTGCCTTCGGCAATCACATCGCCCGGCGCGGCTTCGGCAAGGCTGGCCGTGCCGGTGCGGTTCAGTTCGAACGCCGCCTCCACCACCCCGCCGGACGTGGTGCCCAGCGCGCGCCAGCAGATCAGGTCCAGCGTATCGCCTTCGCGGGCGGTGACGGTGGTGGTCATGGTGCCGCCCGCCCGTTGAGATCGCGTCGGGCCGGGCGCATCAGGATCATTGCCTGCAGGTGGTGGAGGCCCGTACGGAATTCGTCCTGGTCGTCGGGATGTTCTGCGGGCAGGGCAAGGAATGCGCTCCACGCTTCGACCAGCGCACGCATGGCGCGCGATTCTGCGGGCGTGAGCAGCGGGGCGGAAGCCATCAGATCAGCTCCACGGTGCAGCGGGTTGTGCCGATCAGGTCGCGGATCGCCTGGGTGCACAGGCGGCGGTAATCGGCGGCGGTCAGCATGTCGTCTTCGGCGCGCATGTTGCCGTGGGTGGTCGCGGCCATGTCCCGGTGCAGTTCCGACAGTTCGGCAGCGGCGGCGAAGCGGACGGCGCGCAGGAACAGCACCTCTGCCCGGGGGCGACCATTCACGGTCCGCGCGGGGTCCACGGCGGCAAGGCTGGCGGCGCCCGCCGCCTGTTGCGCAGCGCGCCAATCGGCCAGTTCGCCATCCACGGTCAACAGCCCGCCTTCCAGCGCGGCGATCAGGCGCGGGTGGGTGATGACTTCGCCCAGGCGCAGGTCATCGCGCATCTGGTTGCAATCCACTTCCGGCCACCAGCCATCGCCCGCCAGCACCGTGTTTTCGGCGCTGGCGGGGGCGGGGGGTACGGTGACAAACGACATGGCGGCTTCCGTTCAAAAGGGGTGGGGGGTGAGGTTGGAGCCTTGGGTTTGCTTACGCGTCCTTGGCACCTTCCGCCCCCCGGCGCGGGTGGCGCAGCTTGTTACGCGGGCCCGGCGGGCAGGTTTTTCGCTTCCCGCTCAAGCGCTTCGATCAGTTTCTTGACGCCGCACTTTGCATCGAGCGACAGGGCGCGGCGATGATGATCCAGCGCGGCGGCGATCAGGGCCGCCTTGCCGCCGGCGGGCGCGGATTCCGCCTCCGGATCGAACGCGGCGGCGGCGGCGGTGAAGGCAAGGCCGATCGCCTTTTCCAGCTTCGCGCGCACCTGGTCGTGAATGTCGGCATCGTCCACCAGCGCGGCCACGGCCTGCAGGTGGGCAAGGCCGATGCCAGGCGGGTTTTTCAGGCCCGCCTCGGCAAATTCCTCAGCGATCAGCGTAGCGGGCTTGCGGCTGTAGCGTTCCGGCAGGGCAAGGCCGTGGGCCAGCACGTGGCGCGCGATGTCGAAGGCAAGGGGCCAATCGGCAACGTCGATGGCCCAGACCAGTATGTTGGCGACGATTTCATCCTGCGCGGCGCCGCCGTGAACCTCCGCGCCGGACAGCGCGCCTTCGACCCATGGGCGGTAGCGTTCGATCTTGCCGCGCTTCGCCTCGATCTTCCGCTCGATGCTTTCGATGTTGCGCAGATCGTTCAGGTCCACGCCCAGCGCGGCCAGCAGCAGCTGGTATTCGCTGGCCACGGGGCCTTCCGTCGGCATGGGCGCGGCGCCGCCAGCGGGGGCGGCGGTGCCGGCGGCCTGCGCGGCAAGGGTGGCTTCACGATGGCGACGGGCGAGCGACATGACAGGCGGTTCCTTTGTGGCTGAAACCCGCCCCTGCCGTCCGCCCGATGGGGTATGGGCGAACCCGGCAGGGGTGGGGAAAGCGGTTTCGGACCTCCGCTTTTTTTCCTGTGGCAGCGCGACGAAGCCGGTCCGGGCGATCGTGCGCGCTTTCGCCGGTATTCAGGGATCCCCCGCCGCACGGCGCTTCACGGCGGGGGCAACGCTGATCAGGCGTTGTGTTCGGCGATATTCTCGACGAGGCAGGCGTATTCGAGGTCTTCGATCACGTAGGATTCGTTCGAGGACTGGTAGTCGGTCACTTGGTCGAGTTCCGGCTCATCCTTCAGCAGGCGGCGGCGCTTGCCGTCCTGATAGTAGATCGACAGGTTATCGAGCCGGGTGATGAACACGGTGCCGTTGGGGAAGCCCGGCACGCGCACTGCCGGAAGACCGCCAAGGCGCTTGGTCGACATTATGATGTCGCGCGCAATTTCCTCGGTCGGGT